GCAGAATTTAAGGATCGCAACGATGTCGTGGGCTCTCTAGCGGCTACACCGATTGAATTTAATCAAACTACTGGGATTCCATATTCTGACCTTCGTTATGCCTTTGACGACAAACTCATCATCAACCAAGCTAGCATGACACGCTTAGGTGGCACGGCTCAAGTAGTGGCCAATGTTGATTCTTCGGCTAAGTACTTCCCTCATGGCACTACTCTGACAGAGATGATCCCTGAGACAGATGCTCAAGTCTTAGACATTGCTCGAATCTATTGCGCCACTAGAGCCGAGACTTCAATCAGAATCGATGCCATGACAGTCGATCTATTGGACACCGATGTCCCTACAGACACAATGATCGGCCTCGATTACTTTGATAATTTACAGATCACCAATGTGCAGGAAAATGGTTCGACAATCGTCAAGACCTTGCAGGTGCAGGGCTTAGCGTGGGACATCACCCCAAACTCAATGAAGTGTACTGTGACAACACTTGAGCCAATAGTAGAAGGATTCATATTGGGATCGAGTACATACGGTATAATCGGACAATCCATAATGGGATACTAGGAGAAAACAATGGCAACAGGCTTTCCAGCGACAACAGGCGACATCTTTACGGCTGCAGACTATAACGGCCTCGTCACCTTTGAGATCAAGGCAGATCAGACAGCCGACTACACGCTGACTGTCGCCGACTCTTATCAAGTCCTAGTCCCTATGAATAAGGCTACAGCGATCGCCTTGAAGATCCCTACCAATGCGACAGCGGCTATCCCTGTCGGCTCATGCATCACTATCCTCAACGAAGGCGTGGGAGTCTGCACCATCTCAGCCGTAACCTCGGGCACGACTACAGTTCTATCAGCTGGCGCAGTTCCAGCCTCACCTACCCTTGGGCAAAATAAGTCAGCGGCCTGCATTAAGACTGGCACAGATACCTGGTACATCGTGGGCGCGATTTCATAATGCTTAACAATATTGCTTCAATTTTTAGCCCTAACATAGTAATTCCTACTACCGCTAACATCGATTACCTAGTAATCGCAGGCGGTGGTGGTGGTGGTAAAGGTACTGGCGGAGGCGGTGGCGCAGGTGGCCATCGTTACTTTACTTCGCAGACAGTCAATCTATCGACTAATTACAATGTAACAATTGGTGGCGGTGGTGTAGGCGCGTTAACGTCTACAGCAACTACTACCAACGGCTCTCCTTCTAATTTTAACAGTAACACCTCTACGGGCGGTGGCGGCGGCGGACGAAGTAACTCGTCAGTCAATGGCCGCGATGGTGGTTCTGGTGGCGGCGGTGGCTGGGCAAGTGCGGCTGGCACAGGCGGAGCCGCTTCACCTTCTGGTCAAGGTAATGCTGGCGGTGTTGCTACTTTGTCACAAGCCAATGGCGGTGGCGGCGGTGGCGCTGGTGCGGTTGGTGGAGGTAATTCAGTAACTAATGGAGCGCCTGGCGGTGCAGGTTTAGCAAATTCAATTACAGGATCTTCAGTAACTCGCGCAGGCGGAGGCGGAGGCGGTGGAGGTTTCCCCGTTCAATCAGGCGGTGCAGGTGGTTCTGGAGGCGGTGGCGCTGGTGGAGCCTCAAGTAATACTGTCGGAGCTAATGGCGTTGCAGGAACGGACAACCTAGGCGGAGGCGGAGGCGGTGGTGGTCAAGGCGTCAGCGTTGACGGCAACGGCGCTAACGGCGGTTCAGGGCTAGTCATCATCAAATATCCTGACACCTTTACAATTACAATCGGGGCCGGTCTAACTGGATCAACCGCATCACCTAGTGGTGGTTTTAAGGTAAGTACAATTACTCTCGGCACAGGAAATGTGAGTTTCGCATAATGGCTTATTACGCATTCTTAGATGAGACCAACATCGTTACCGAAGTCATCAAGGGAATTGATGAAACAGAATTGATCGAAGGTTTGGATCCTGAGACTTGGTATAGCAATTACAAAGGCCAAACATGCAAGCGTACAAGTTACAATAACAACATTCGCTATAACTATGCAGGAATCGGATATACCTACGATCCCATCGATGATGCATTCATCGCACCTATGCCCGAATGCGGCCATGAGGAATTATTGCTTAACGATCTAAAACGATGGGAGTGTGCAACCTGTGAAGCCAATCTTATGCAAAGCCGGGCAACAGCTTAGAGAGCAATATGACGACTCGTACCCAGATCGCGATAGGCGTAGTGATGGATGGATCGGTGATCGAAAGCATCAGTCGCGTCCTACTAGTGACCACAATCCTGACGAAAATGGAATTGTTAGAGCCATCGATGTCGATCGAGATGTACATAAGTCAGGCAAGCCCGACCTCATGCCCGATATTGCGGATCAACTTCGACTCGCAGCCAAGGCAGGCGAGAAGCGAATCTCCTACATCATTTTCGAGGGAAGAATTGCATCGTCTCGCATGGGCTGGCGCTGGCGCAAGTATTCGGGAAGCAATCCGCATAACAAACATTGCCACATTTCTTTCACTAAGCAAGGCGATACGGATGGTTCGTTCTTTAATATCCCGTTACTAGGAGGCGAATAAATGGAAGCAATTATCTACGCGACATTAGGGCTTATCGCGATTCCTGTACTACGCACAGCGATCAAGTCTTATCGTGCCAAGAAGGCAATCGCTGACATCGTGGTCGATTCTATTGAGGCGGCTGTCGATACAGTTGAAAAAAAGAAGTGACACAGACCGACTTCTTTACCCTTTACTTTGCTAGCCTTGCCGTGATCGGTGGACTCGCTGGGTTCGTAATCACTCATCTGCTTAGGGAAATTTCTGCTCTACATCTGCGTGTCAATGAGATCTATAACATACTCTTAGAGCGATAATTTTCGACATGGCAAGAAAAAGAGTTATCGATCTCGATACATACAACGCTCTAGATGCTTACTGTATTGCCCTGAACGAATACTTTAAGTCATTGAAGAAAGCAGGCTTTAGTGAAGACATGGCCTTTTGGCTTCTTCTTGATCGAGACTCTTATCCTGACTGGATCTTGCCATCGATCCCCGACCGAGTGGATCGCCTACCCTACGAGGACGACGACGAGGATTAATGAAGCGCATTGTCATAGTGAGCGACCTACAGGTTCCCTTCCACGATAGACACGCAGTTAAGAATCTAGCCAGCTTTATCAGCAAGTTCAAGCCGCACGAGGTAGTAACCATCGGCGACGAGATTGACTTCAACACGATCAGCAAATGGTCGGAAGGGACTCCCGAGGCCTATGAGCAGACTCTTGGAGATGATCGCGATGAAGCTGTTCAAGTCCTTTACGATTTACAGGTAACGCAGACCATAAGGTCTAATCACACAGACCGCCTTTACAATCAGATCATGAGGAAGATTCCCTCATTCCTATCTTTGCCTGAGTTACGCTTTGAGAAGTTCATGAGATTCGATGAGCTTGGGATCACCTTTCATAAGAAGCCCTACAACATCGCACCTAACTGGATTGCAGTTCATGGGGATCATACCCCTATCAAGTCTCAAGGGGGTCTCTCAGCCCTTGAGGCGGCGCGTAGGCACGGGAAAAGCGTCATCTCGGGTCATACTCACAGGATGGGTAGATCGTCGTTCTCAGAGTCCTCAGGAGGCCGTATAGGGCGTATCCTGCATGGGGTAGAGGTCGGCAACCTAATGGACTTTTCTAAGGCCTCGTACACGAAAGGGTCGGCCAACTGGCAGTCAGGTTTTGCCATCATGTATGTAGACGGCAAGAACGTTCAGGTCGATCTGATCTACATCGAAAAGGATGGCACCTTTGTGGTCTCAGGTAAGCGTTATGGACGACCTAGATAACGAGCTAGACAGGTCAATCGATGACCACATCGACGATGCAGAATCGTTACCATTTCGTTATCAAAATATCCTTGACCTAGGCTAGACATCTGTCATCCTTATCTCATCGGCGAAGGGCGTCGATAAGAAAGGGCAATCATGTTCGATCCATCTCTAGGCGATGCAGTTGTAATGATCCTGCTATCTGCCATATATTTCCACTTAGGCCGAATGGTCGGCATCCGCGTTGGTTATCTCAAAGGTCGCAAAGCTGTGAGAGAGTACTACGCATCTAAGGAAAGGGTCAAAGTGTGAAAGCAAGTGATTTCCTCAACGAAGCAAAGGCAACAATTCAAGATCGTGGAATGGACTACGG